GTTCAGGCTATACAGACTTGAGATTAATTGTTTCAGGTAAAACTTCCAGCACTGATGAAATTTACATACAACTTAACAGCGATACTGGAAGTAATTATTCATTGACTTTATTGTACGGAGATGGTGCATCGGCTGCTTCTGCTCGTTCCGCTAATCAAACAAAATTCAAAGAAAATGTTTTTTATTCTGCAAATCCATCTTTTTTTACAATGGATTTATTTTCTTATGCTGGTTCTACTTTTAAAACTGCTTTATTTACTAGTAATGAAGATCAAAATGGAAGTGGCTATGTAAAAAATTCAGTGCAATTATGGCGTTCAACTAGCGCAGTAAATTCTATTTACATTTTTCCTGCGTCAGCAAATTTTGCAATCGGAACAACCGCCACCCTCTACGGAATACTGAAAGCCTAAAATGCCAGCCACATATACTTTAATTAATTCAAATGTTTTAACATCAAGTCAAGCAAGTATTACCTTTTCATCAATACCTGCTACCTATACGGATTTGGTTATTCGTTGTTCAGGAAGAAGCGACAGTTCCTTTAGTGCTGTGTTAGATTTATATTTATCTTTTAATGGTTCAACTGCCACTTATTCAAGAACACAAATTAGAGGTTATGGTTCAACCGCAGATTCTTCTAATGGTTCTGGAAGTTCCTACTGGACACTTTCAGGAGTTTCAGGAACGCCAGCAACTTCCAATACTTTTGGAAGTGTAGAAATATATATTCCTTCATATACAGCAAGCCAAAACAAACCCATTGGCGTTACATCTGTTATTGAAAATAATTCATCAACTGTGAATAGAATCTTAGGAATTGCTGGCTTGGTAAACATAACCGCCGCTGTAAGTTCTGTAAAATTAGAAACAGATGGCAACTTTGTATCAGGCTCATCATTTTATTTATACGGAATATCCAACGCTTAACAAAGGAGAAACACAATGTCAGATACACCAACAAAGGTTGTAGTTGATTGCAGTACAGGCATTACAGAAGTCGTGCCATTAACAGAAGCGGAAATTGCAGATATGGAAACTGCAAGATTAGCGGCTGAGGCAGAGCGCGTAGAGCGTGAAGCAAAAGAAGTGGCTGATGCAACAGCCAAATCTGCACTGTTAAAGAAGTTAGGAATTACGCAAGAAGAAGCCCGGTTGTTGCTTTCATAAGCATTTAAATAATGGCAACAATAAAAGAACTCACTAGCCCTAATGGTTGGCCGGCTAGTGAGGATCGTAAAGCATTAGGCATTGAAACTTTTGCAGTGCCAGGTACAAAAATTAAGTTTGCATGTGCCAAAGCCGTTGCACCAATCCTGGTAAGTTTTGCCAAAGATTTCCATGAATTAGTTGAGCCAATAGATCAAGGCCAATTAGATGATTGGGGTTATGCTTTTAGGCAGACCAGGGGATCAGATAGAATTTTAAGTAATCACGCATCCGGTACAGCCATTGACCTAAATGCAATTAAGCATCCATTAGGCAAGTCAAATACATTTAATAAGGATCAGCGTAATATAATTAACCTACTCATAACTAAATATGGTTTAGCCTGGGGCGGCAATTACAAGAAGCGTAAAGATGATATGCACTTTGAAATTGCGTTAAACCAAAATCAAGTTACAAACAAAATAAAAGAGTTAGGATTAGAATGAAATTGACTACAAAGCAAAAAGAAATTATCAAGTCATATTTAAGAAGCCTTGCGGCGGCCACAGTTACAACCGTATTGGCTTTAATTGCAGATGTTAAACCTGAATTATCAATTTTGGCTGGTGCTTTGGTTGCACCGTTGGCCAGGTATTTTGATCCCAAAGACAAGTCATTTGGAATCAATAGTAAATGACCATGAACGATTGGGCGGCTTTTGCAGTATCTACTGTAACCATTTTAGGTGCATTGGTGGCTACCGTTAGATGGCTGGTAAAGCATTATCTAAGTGAGTTAAAACCTGATAATAATGGCCGCCATAACCTAGAAGGCAGGGTTGCGCGTATAGAAGAAAAAATAGACACGCTGTATCAAATCCTAATATCTAAGAAGTAAGTCAGCCCGATCCCCTACCCTATGGCCATGAAGATGTGTGTGGTTGTACCTAGTAGGGGTAGGCCTGAAAATGCCGAACGCTTGGCACAGGCTTTTAAAGATACAAATACTGAGGCTGATTTATACATTGTTATAGATAATGATGATCCAAAATGGAATGAGTACGCAAAAAGTGAAAACTATAAAAAACTGCCTGCCGACAATAAAACAGGTGGTTGTGCTAAATCTCTTAATACCGGTGCAGTTTATTTATTGGATATTACTAAATTTCCTTTATATGATTATTTTGTTTTCATGGGTGATGATCACATTCCTAGAACGCAGGGTTGGGATAAAGCCTTTATTCAGGCGTTAGGCCAAAACACTGGAATAGTTTATGGTGATGATTTATTGCAAGGTGCTAACTTGCCAACAGCATTTGGCATGAGCCGGGATTTAGTAAATGAGTTACGCGGCATGACATTTCCAGGGTGTGTCCATTTATTCTTTGATAACTTTGTAAAGCAATTAGGCCTAGATTTAGAATATTTAAAATATTTACCTGATGTAATTATTGAGCACTTGCACCCGGTTGCGGGTAAGGCCGAAATGGATGAAGGTTATGCCAGGGTCAATCAACCGAAATGGTATGAAAATGATTTATTAACTTTACAAAAATATTTGGCAAGTATGGAATATGCAGAGTTAGTAAGAAAATATAGATGAATATACTGATCACTGGATCACATGGCTTTGTTGGCCGTGCCTTTAGGCGTGCATTGCCACACGCTAACTTGACTTTAGTAGATTTAAAAAATGGTGTTGATTGCCGTAAATTTTTTCAGTTAGATAAAAAACAATACGATCTTGTAATTCACCTAGCCGCCGTAGTTGGTGGCCGCATGATGATTGAAAATGAACCATTGGCTTTGGCTGTTGATCTAGCCATTGATGCTGAGTTTGCAACATGGGCTATGCGAACTGAACAGCCTTATGTAGTTTATTTTTCATCTTCAGCCGCATATCCAACTGAATTGCAAACATTGATTAAGAAGCGTAAGTTAAAAGAAAAAGACATTAACTTTAATAAAATGGGTAAGCCTGATATGTCTTATGGTTGGTCAAAACTAACCGGTGAAATGTTAATGAATTATTTGCGTGAAGAAGGTACAAAGGTATTAACACTCAGACCATTTAGCGGTTACGGTACAGATCAAGATTTAGATTATCCATTTCCATCAATTATTGAACGCGCAATAATGAACGCCAACCCATTTAATATTTGGGGTAAGGCAACTACTACTAGGGATTTTATTCATATTGATGACATAGTGGATGCAGTAATAACTATGGTTAAGAATGATTGCAATCAAACAGTTAATCTTTGTACAGGCAGACCTACAACCTTTTTAGAGTTAGCGCAGATAGCATTAAAAACCCTGGGGTATGAAAAGAAGGCTAAGAATTTTAGAATTCTGACCGATAAGCCGGCAGGTGTAGCCTATCGGGTAGGCGATCCAACCATGATGAGCGATTACTACACACCAAAAATTAGTTTAGAAGAAGGCGTTGAGCGCGCTATTCGCGGGCTTGTATGATCTAAAATTGATGACTATGGCATCTAAAAAACCAAAAAAACCACAGCGTAGGCGGCGTGCGCCACGCAAGGCTGAAGCGTTAAACAAATTAGAAAACCATTACATAACATTAAACGAAATTTTTAAAGCGGCTAAGGCCGCAGGTTTTAGCCATGATGTTGCATTTTGGTTAATTACAGAACCAGGTGCATCTATGCCTGATTGGATCAATCCAGGTAACCAACCCACTGAGATCATTCCCCGAATTGATCCAACAGAAGATGAGGATGAATAAATTAAGCGCGATAAATCATTTAACGCAAAATACCTTGTAATCAGTGATTTGCAAGTACCGTTTCATTTTTCAGAAGCGGTCATTAACCTAAAAAAGTTGGTCAAAGCCTTTAAGTTTGATTTAGTTCTTAATGTTGGTGATGAAATGGATTTTAATACTATTTCTAGGTTTGCAGATGGTAAAGCCGAATCATTCATGCAAACTTTGGATGAAGATAGAGCCACATGTCAGGATATTTTATTTGAATTAAAAACAGATGTAGTTAGCAGATCAAATCATTCAGATCGTTTATACAAGGCGGTTCAGCGCATACCAGGCCTAATGGGATTACCTGAGTTGCAATATGCAAAATTTATGGGTTTTGATGATCTAGGAATTCATTATGCAAAACAGCCTTATGCAATACCCGGCACTAACTTTGTGTTGTGTCATGGGGATGAAGGGGTCATATCTAATATTGCCGGTCAAACCGCGTTGAACCTTAGTAAACGCTGGGGGCGCAGTGTGGTGTCGGGGCATACGCATAGATTGGGCTACACATGTGCCTCAGAAGCCTTTAATGGCCGTTTAGAGCGTGTTTTAGTGGGGGTTGAGTGTGGTCACACCTGTGACCTGAAAAAGATGGCTTATACGCGAGGCTACGCCAATTGGCAGGCAGGTGCGGTCATCATCCATGTTAAGCGTGGCAATGTGAGCGTAGAGATGATTCCATTTAATGTGGATGGCTCATTTACGGCTATGGGTAAGGCCTTTGGGTGATGTAGATCACAAGAAACGCCGCCCTGGACAATTGCATTTGTCGGTGGGGTAGTGTTTAATTGCATTTACAAACGCAATTGACCGGAAGGGGTTAATATGTTAGAAGTAACAAGTAATAAATCAGTAACAACCTGTTTTAACATTGTTATACATGATGATTGGTCTATTGAAAATGATCAATTAATTGTAG